GGGAGCTGAGATTCCCCAACGGGTCGCTGTTCCGGTTCCGCTACATGGAGAACCTCTCCGACGCGTCTCGCAGGCAGGGCGGCCAGTACCAGCTGTTGCTGGTGGACGAGGCGACGCTGATGCCACCCGGGGTGGTGGACATCCTCAAGTTCGAACGGCTTCGCTCGGACGGCACGGTCCCGGTCATCGGCACCCGATCCACCTGCAACCCGGGCGGCCCGTCGCATGCCCAGGTGAAGGCGCGCTACATCGACGGGACCGGACACGGCTCAAAGGTCATCGCAGACGACCAAGGGCTTACTGTTCGGTTCGTTCAGGCGAAGGCCACCGACAACCCGCACCTCGATGACGGCTACGAGCGGCGGCTGAACTCCATCCCGGACCCGCAGCGACGTGCAGCGATGCGCGACGGCGACTGGGACCAGTTCGCCGGGATGATGTTCCCGGAGTGGCGGCACGCGCGCCACACCCTCGACCCAATCACGCTGCCTACCCAGTGGCGCCGGTACAACGGCATCGACTGGGGATACAGCGCGCCATGGTGCGTGCTGTGGGGCGCTGTCGACGAGGACGGCCGCGTCTGGATCTACCGGGAGCTCTACAAGACCCAAGTCGGCGAAAGCGAGCAGGCCAAGCAGATCCTCGCCGCCGAGGCGGACGACGAGCACGTTGCGGCGCGCTACGGCGACGATGCCATGTGGGCGACCCGAGGCGAGGCCAAGCCGGTCGCGTCGGTCTATGCCGAGAACGGCGTCGCTCTCACCCCGGCGGGCAAGGGCGGCCGTGTCGCTGGATGGCAGCGCACGCACTCCTTCCTCGCTGACGGCCCGGCGTGTGCGCACCACAGGGCACTTGGCTGGGCTACCTGCCCGCTCGTACATGTCTTCTCGACCTGCACTGAGCTGATACGGACTCTGCCGGCGCTGCCGCACGCCCCGTCCGGCGATCCGGAGGACGCGGACACGAAGGCCGAAGACCACGCCCCCGACACGCTTCGCTACCTGCTGATCAACCTCGGTAACGAGTCCCGCTTCCACTTCCCGTCGCCCGCAGCGGCGCCGTCCGGTATCGACCCCACTGCCCGGCCTGCCATTCCCCCGGCCGCCACCACCGAACTGCCGCGCACCTTCGGCGGGTTCCCAGTCGCGACGGGAGGTAGTCCGTGGGCGTAAGGTCCTGGATCCGGGAGACGTTCATCCGCACCCCCGTCACCGAAGCCACCCCGCCTGGCGAGCCGACCGCGGCGCAGGTCCGCCGTACTGGCTTCGAGTACGGCGCGGCTCTCCTTCCGTCCAACTCCCGTACAGCTGCCGCGTACTCGCAGGAGCGGCAGCAGATCCTCGACCAGCTGTACCAGGCGTACCTGACGTGCCCGTGGGTGGCCGCCCCGATCGACCTGATCGCCCGGACCGTCACTGCCGGAGGCCTGCAGCTCGTCTCTGACGCGGACGACCCGGAGGACACGGCACCGGAGCCACCACAGGTCACCCGGCTGCGCAGGCTCATGCGGTTCTGCAACCCACGCGAGGACATGGTCCAGCTGCTGCGGTCCGCAGTGATCGACCTGAATCTCTTCGGAGACGCGTACATCGAGGTCGTCACGCTCCTCGGTGAGCCGGTCGCCCTGTACTCCCTGGACTCCACCACGATGACCGTGGTGTCGGACAGTCACGGCGAGGTGTCCGGGTACGTCCAGACCGTCGAAGGGCTCGGCGGCACCCGCTGTGCGGAGTTCACCCCCGACCAGGTCATCCACATCAGCCTCGACGCCCCCCGGGGCGGCATGTACGGCATCGGCCCGGCCCAGAAGGCACTTCTGCCGGTCACCGCATGGCTGTTCACCGAAGCAACCATCAAGGAGTGCTTCCGCCGCGGTGACCCGCCGCGCATCCACGTCGACCTCGCACACATGGTCGACACCGAGGTGCAGCGCTGGCGCGAGCAGTACTCGCTGTACAACCTTGGGCCCCGCGCGGTAGGCACTCCGGTCCTGACCACGAACGGCGGCGCGGTTTCCGTCCTGGACCCTCGCAAGGTCACTGACTACCTCGACGCCAGCAGGCAGCTCCGCGACGAGATCATCGCGTGCTTCGGTGTCCCGCCGGCGAAGCTCGGGATCATCGAGGCGGGGAACCTCGGCGGCGGCTCCGGCGAGTCCCAGGACAAGACTCTGCGGATCAACACGATCATCCCGGTGCAGTCCCTGCTCCTCGAAAAGATCAACTATCTGCTGGTGCAACTCGGCTTCGGCGTCGAAGGCTGGCACCTGGAGTTCAACGAGATCGACTACCGGGACTCCAAGACCGTCGAGGACATCCGCGACATGCGGCTCCGCAACGGCGCGTACGCCCTCAACCGCTACCGCGACGAGATCGGCGAACCGGCCGTCGACGGCGGGGAAACCCCCGTCCTGGTGGACCGTCAGAACATCGTGAAGTGGTCCGACATGGACGCCATGTCGAAAGCCGGCATCGCGTTCAAGCTCAAGGGCACGGCACTGGAGCCGGGCGAGCCAGCGCCTGGCGAACCGGTCACGCTGGAGAAACCCGAACCGGCACCGCCGCCTGCGCCTCCCCCGCCGGACGACCCGATGCTGACTCCCGACGACCGACCCGGCGGGAAGAACGACGCCACTCAGGGCACGCCGCCCCGCGAAGATGCGTTCATGCGGGATTCCCGCCGTCTCGACGAGGCGTGGCAGCGCTCCTACCGGGCCCGCCGCAAGCAGGCACTCGCCGAGCTCCCACCCGTCGACGTCCTCGTCTAGGAGAGCGATGCAGCCCACCGGTCACCCCACCCGGGCGCAGGACGTCATCGTCCTCATCCAGAAGCAGATCGGCTGGCCCAGGCCGCACGCACCTCATCAGCATCGACCGGAGGAACAGCATGGTTCAGGCAGGCGAGCAGGACCCGGTCGTCACGAACCGGAGCAACGCCGGGGCGATCATCATCGACACCCTCGCAGTTAACGGTGCTGCCACGGTCGCAGGATCGTTGGCAGTCTCCGGCGCGCAGACGTTCGCTGGCGGGGCAACCGCGAACGCCGGGGTCACCCTCGCCAACCAGGGATCCGCGCCGTCCACCCCGGTTGGTGGCGCCGTCCTGTACGCACAGAACGGAGTGCCGCTGCTCAAGGACTCCTCCGGGAACGTCACCTCCCTGAAGAACTCCGATCCGGTCGCCACCGACTCGGCGCTCGCCGCCTGGACCTACGACCCCGCCGGGGCATCGGGCACGTTCCTCGCCACCGTGGGCGTCCTGTACCTGGCGAAGGTCATCCTGACGCAGCAGCAGACCCTCACCAACGGCCTGATCGCCGTCACCACCGCTGGCGGCACTCTCACCAGCGGTCAGAACTTCCTGGCCCTCTTCAATGCCGCCGGCACGCAGATCGCGATCTCAGCAGACCAGACGACCGCGTTCGGTGCTGCCGGACTCATCACCGCCGCGTGGACCGCCCCCGTCACAGCCGCAGCCCCGGGCACCTACTACGTGGGCGTGCTGTGCAACGGCGGCACCGCGATCACCGTTGCTTCGGGGTCCGCCCTGAAGCCCGGCAACGTGAGTATCGGCAACGCTGGCCTGGCGACGGCCACATCCAGGTTCCTGACCTCCGGCACCTCGCAGACGGCGGTTCCCGCGTCCGTCACGCTCGGCTCGGCGTCTGGGAACGTCGCCGCGACGCTCTGGGCGGCAGTCAGCTGACCGATCTCTACACCCCGGCGCGACAGCCACCAAGCGAGATGAAGGGCGGCGGTGTGCACCCGATCGCCCCTTACGCCAGAACCGCCTACGCCCAAGGCTGGGCCGCGAGCGGCGGACCGATGACCGACCGTGTCAAAGCCGGTTGCATCGCGGCGGTGCAGCGCGCCGCCGAACGCGCCGACCAGCCGGACATCCTCGAAGCGACCCTGCAACTAGGGCACCTCGAAGGGACCTGGGCCGCCATCTACCAGCGGCGGGACCGACTCCACGCCAGTTCCAGCCTGCCGCTTCTCACGGCGTGGCAGGCCGGCGCTAACGCAGTGGACTTCAACGCCTCGGCGCAGCAGATCCACGGCCTCTACCCCGCCAGCGAAACCACCGCTCAGCCGCCAGGGGCGGATCGCATCGCGCAGGCCACCGCTGCCGTCGTCCTCGCCCTGGCCGCGCTCATGTTCGGCTCTGCTTGGGGAGACCTCCAACAAGCTCTCGGCGCGGCGCTGCTACAGGCGCACACCGAGGGGTGGGCCGCCGCCACGGTGCTCACTGGCGACGGGACCGCGAGCCTTGACGACACGGCAGCTACGGCGCCCAGCGGAGATGCTGCCAACGCGCTCGGAGCGGTAGCCCGCACGCTGGGCATCGCCGTCCAGGGCGCCGCCCGAACAATCGCCAAGGCACTCCTTGCCCTGACTGCTGGCGGGGCAACCCTCGCCGAACTGATCGTCGTAGCGAAGCGCCTGCTCAGTGACGGCAAAGCCCTGCTGCAGGCAGCGGACACCGCGATCTCGGCCGCCTACAACGCCGGCATGGGCGCCTCCTACCGCAGTACCGGAATCGA